ATACTAAAGTTTTCCATGACCGAATCGAGCGAATTAGTTTCCATGATTTTAATCTATCGGCTTCTTTAATTAATCTAAAACTAAAGATTTTCTTTAACTTTACTAAAGTTAAATGAGCCTTAGTTTTATAGCATGGAGAAGTTTGAGAACGACGACACGAGCGAGCGAATCGAAAGATTTTGCGAGGCTATGCTGATCGAGCCGAATCAGACAAAGGCCGCGATCAAGGCGGGATATTCCGAGAAGACGGCGGTAAATCAAGCGTCTAGGCTCCTAAAAAATCCTAGAGTCCAAAAACGCCTAGCTGAGCTAAGGGCTGAGCGTTCCGAGCGCGTAAAGATCGACGCGGACTATGTTCTCACTACTATCCGGGACACTGTCGAGCGTTGTCGCCAGGCTGAACCCGTAAAGGATCGCCAAGGTAACCCGGTGTTGGTTGAGGTCGAGGGTGGTGAGTGTGTCCCGGCCTTTCAGTTTGATTCGAACGGCGTGCTGCGTGGGTGCGAGCTACTTGGGAAGCATTTAAAGCTCTTCACCGATAAGCATGAGCATTCCGGCCCGGATGGAAAGCCCATTCAGATTGATGTCTCTGAACTCACTGACGATGAAGTTGAGGCCAGATTTAATGAATTGATTGCAAAGGCTGCTGCGGGGCCTTCTTGAATACTGCGTATAAAACCCTCGATTTAAACAAGCCCGCCGACGCTTTGGTTTATATCAAGGGCTGGATTGAAGCTGACGATGCTCCTTTGATCAGGCTAGAGGAAGGAACAAGCGAGGACTATCTCCGGGTAGCCATGCAGCTCTTCGTTTTTTACGACCCACGAGAGCCGGCTGGAGGGGTGCTCCATTGAGCGGAGTAAGTCACGACGAGAAGCTTGAGCTGATCAGGCTCGCAGAAGAGCGTAAAAAGCGGCAACTTGTCGAATCCATCGACTGCTCGAAGATGAGTCGCGAGGAATCAAATGAGGTTTACCGAGAAGTCATTGCGTCGGATAACAAACGCGCTCAGCGGAAACTTTGCAAAGAGGATCTTTTTTTTCTGCTCACGATCGGGCTGAAGCGTAAGGACGTTGACCGGGACTGGCTCTATGCTCGGTGCCGAGAGGTTCAGGCAAGCCCAGACGGTCACCTAGATCTCTGGGCGCGCGAGCACTATAAGTCCACGATCATCACGTTCGCGAAGTCGATCCAAGACATTTTAAGAGATCCGGATCATACGACTATCGGAATTTTTAGCCACACGCGGCCAAACGCAAAGGGGTTTTTAGAGCAGATTAAGCGCGAGCTAGAAACAAACGTTTACCTAAAGGCACTCTTCCCGGACGTCCTTTACCAGTCGCCGCAGTCAGAAGCTCCGAAGTGGTCGCTTGATGGCGGGATCATCGTAAAACGAAAATCCAATTCAAAAGAAGCCACCATTGAGGCGTGGGGCCTTGTGGACGGTCAGCCCACTGGAAAGCACTTCACGCTACTAGTTTATGACGACGTCGTGACTAAGGAGTCAGTGAGTACGCCTGATCAGATTAAGAAGACGACCGAAGCCTGGGAGCTTTCACTAAACCTTGGCGCGGACGGCGGGCGATCTCGTTACATCGGTACTCGCTACCACATGCACGACACCTACCAGGCGATGATGGATCGCGGATCCGTAAATCAGCGGGTATATGCGGCTGCTAACCGCGCCGGGGATCCAGTTTTTCTTTCTGCCGAGGCGCTTCATAAAAAACGCCGGGATATGGGTCCATATACCTTCTCATGCCAAATGCTCCAGGATCCGGTGGCGGATAAGGCGATGTCCTTTAAGGTGGAGTGGCTGAAGCGTTATGAGACGTTGGGCGACACGTCGAAGTGGAATAAATATATCCTCGTCGATCCTGCGAGTTCTAAAAAAAAGACCGGCGATTACACCGTCATGTGGGTGCTCGCCCTTGCTCCGGACAATAACTATTATGTAATCGACGGAGTTCGCGATCGTCTGAACCTGACCGAGCGCGCGAGGAAGATATTTGAACTTCATTTGAAACACGAGCCGAATGGGGTGGCCTATGAGCGGTACGGAATGCAAGCCGACATCGAGCACATCAAGTCGGAGATGGAGCGAAGGAACTACCGTTTCAATATCACCGAGGTCGCTGGCTCCATGCCGAAAGAAGACAGGATTAAGCGGCTAATACCTGTTTTTGAGCAAGGCCGGATATACCTACCTGCGCACATGGCTTACCTCGATTATGAGGGAAATACTCGGGACATAGTCAAAGCCTTCATTGATGACGAATATCTGGCGTTCCCGGTCTGCATTCACGACGACATGCTGGATTGCATGGCGCGCATTCTAGATCCGGTAGTCGGTGCAGAGTTCCCAAAGAAGATTGCGCCTCAACCTGTTCGATCACTCTACTCCTCTGGCGGTGGGCTGGGCTGGATGGGGTGAGTACTTTCGCTAACATCCATATGACTAGAGCCATTAATATTACGATAGAAATGCGCTCAAATAGTTTGGATTCCTTGACGAGACTCATTCAAAAGCCTTGAGCGCCGCAAGGCAGATCGCGTGCGGGGCGGAGTCTGAGAATTCTTCAGTGGAGCTATGCTTTGTAAGATCGATTTCGCACCTCCACAATTTAACGAATGCCTTAGATGCGTCTAAACCCACCGCGCTATTGACGGTGATATGCCTCGTCTGCGCGAGCTTCTCCACCACCTTCCACGCAGCGGAAATATCCTCGCTGTAGTTCGGAACCGGATAGCCTTGAGGATCCGTACCTCCAGGCCGTACCTCGCCGATATAGATCCAGTCGTTTCCGTGTTTTCGCACGTCAAATCCCATCACCTTTTCCGCTACCAACGCATCCAACTCTCTTCCAACCTTCATATTTTCCATGCGTCCACCTTATACCAAAAACAATTGCTGCCCTATAGCGTCACTATAGATTTTCTTTAAATCTCTTTAACTATCCTAAAGAAGTCACTCATCCACGATTGATATGTGGCAATTACCGATGAGCATTCTAGGGACGAAACACCCGAGAACGAAGACGAAGATATTCTAGTCGAGGCGAAAAAGCGTCTCGCACTCATCGAGGAAGCCGAAAGAGATATCCGCCGCCTCGCGCTTGATGACTTAAAGTTTCGCGCGGGCGAGCAGTGGCCTGAAGCTGTAATCGCCGAACGTCAGCGAGATGGCCGACCATGTCTAGTCATCAATAAAATTCCTCAGTTCATTAACCAGATCACAAATGATCAGCGCCAAAATAGGCCGTCGATAAAAGTGCATCCGGTTGACGATTTCGGTGACGTCGAAACCGCAAAGATCATTCAGGGCCTGATTCGTCACATCGAGTACAACTCGGGCGCTGATGTTGCTTATGACCGCGCTTTTGAGGGCGCTGTTATCGGTGGCCGTGGATTCTTTCGAATCGTCACTCAGTACGTTGATGAAATGTCCTTCGATCAGGAAATCCTGATTAAGAGCATTCGAAATCCGTTCTCGGTTTTCTTTGACCCGTATTCGACTGAGCCAGATGGATCAGACGCAAATTTTGCATTCATCACAGAAGACCTGTCTCCGGAAGAGTACAAGGCCAGGTTTCCAGGCTCTGAAATGGCGTCAAAAGATGCATGGGCGGCCGTTGGAAATAATGCTCCGGGGTGGGTTGGCTCCGATACCTGCCGAGTCGCGGAGTATTTCTGCAAGAAAATGGAACCTAAGCAGATTTGTCTGCTTAGCGATGGCCGAGTCGTCGAAAAGGACGCCATCGAATCTGGACTTCCTCCGGGCCTAGTCGTCGTTCGCGAGCGCGAGGCGATGGTTCCTGTCGTTAAGTGGTTCAAAATGAACGCCGCTGAAATTCTCGATCGCGGCGAATGGATCGGTAAATATATTCCGATCGTGCCAGTTTACGGCGCTGAACTTGACGTTGACGGCGTTCGTATCCTTGAAGGCATCGTTCGCCACGCCAAGGATCCTGCTCGCATGGTGAACTATTGGACGTCCGCCGAGACTGAGGCAATTGCTCTCGCTCCGCGCGCTCCGTTCATTGCAGCTGAAGGACAGCTTGAAGGTTACCAAGCGGATTGGGATTCCGCGAACCGTCGCAATCACTCAGTACTCAAGTACAAGCCGACGTCGCTTAATGGTCAGCCTGTTCCTCCTCCTCAGCGGAACTCGTTTGAGCCAGCAGTCGGAGCAATTTCTCAGGCTCGTATGCTAGCGGCGGATGACGTTAAATCCGTTACCGGCATCTATGACGCCTCACTGGGTAACCGAAGCAATGAGACAAGCGGCGTAGCAATTCAGCGTCGCAATAATCAGGCTCAGACGTCCAATTTCCATTTCGTCGACAATCTCACGCGCTCGCTTCGACACGGCGGACGGATCATCGTCGATCTATTGCCTAAAATTTACGACACTGCACGCGCCGCTCGCATCATCGGTGAAAACGACGAGCAAAAGGTCGTAAAGATCAATCAGCCGTTTGAAGAGGACGGTAAGGAAGTCCTCTATAAGCTAGATACTGGCAAATACGACGTGACCATTGACGTCGGCCCTAGCTACGCGACGAAGCGCCAAGAGTCGGTCGCGTCTATGCTGGAAATGACCCGAGCATATCCTGCGCTCTTCCAAGGATTGGCCAAACGCTCAGGAGCTTGCCGAGCGACTTAAGAAGACTTTGCCTCCGGGCCTTGCCGACGACAAAAAAGGTCAGCAAGAGATTCCGCCTCAAATCCAAGCCCAAATGCAGCAAATGGGTCAGATGGTCGAGCAATTGACCGAGAAACTCAAAGAGGCCCAAGAGGTCCAAGAGCAGAAACTGCTCGAACTCGAATCCAAAGAGCGCATCGAATTTAAGAAACTGGAAGTCCAGCTCGAAATCGAGCGCGCAAAGCTAGACGCAAAAGACAGCTTGGCGCTTCTCAACGCCGAGATTGCTGGAATCGAAAGCCGCCTCTCCATGCTCGGCGTTAACGAGCCGATCGAGCGCGAAGAATCCGAAGAATATGCCCATCAACCCGTTGGCGCCATGGGCGCTGAGTACGGGTCCGAAGGCATGAACCCTACTGGCGGGGAATCACCAGGCTCTCTCCTTGAAGGAAACGCTAATGAGTCAAACGAACAGTACTGAAGGAACCGCAACGACACAAACCGCTGAACCTGGGGAGCTTTCGTTCCCGGAATATGTGGCTATGCGCCGAGGCGAAACTCCAAAGGCTCAAGTTGAGACTCAAAAGTCCGCGCCGGAGGCAAAGTCCTCCGATGAAAAAGATTCGGAATCGGACACCGATGAAGCCAAAGCCAAAGAAGAGTCGGATGAGTCCGAAGATTCTGAAACCGCAGCCGGTGAGGAATTCAAGGAAGCTGAAGACGGTAAGCCCAAGAAAAAGGGCGGTTATCAACGCAGAATCGGGAAGCTCACTGCTGAGAAATCAGCAGCGCAACGCGAAGCTGAGTATTGGAAAGCCGAGGCGCTTAAACACGCTGGCGGGTCCAAAAAAGAAACCGTCGAAACCAAACCTGCCGTTGCTGACGGGAAACCCAGCCCGGACACCTTCGACACTCATGCTGAGTATGTCGAAGCTCTGACCGACTGGAAGACCGAGCAAAAGTTCAAAGAACGCGAACAGAAGCTTGAGCAATCAAAGCTGGAGTCGGAGCGGGAAAAGGTTTCGAAAGCCCATTTTGAACGGGTGAAGTCGTTCTCAGAAAAAACGGATGACTTTGAGGAAGTGATGGAATCGGTGAATGAC